AGCAGCGCGCAACTTACCGACGTTTAAGTCAGAAGCAGCTGGCGACCCAGAAGAAACAACTGTGTTTGCAACTGTTGATGGAGAAGACGCTGCTGTCAACGCATCGAGAACCACCTGGTCCATACGACGTGCGATAGCACCTGAAACAACCTGTACAAGCTCTTGACGCTCGTCAAAGTTGACTTTCTGCTGGTTGAAGATGTCTGAGTATTCCGCAGCAATGTAGTCTTCCATTGTCGCAGTCACTTGTGAGTAAGTGACGTTGAGTGGAGTGACGTCTGTCTGTGGAACGCGGATAGTTGCCGAACCCTTACCAATTTTAGGGAACTTAACTGTCGAACCTTCTACACCTGAACGCTCGCGGGTAACACCAGCCAAGAGACGCTGCCCTTGGTACGCTTGTTTTACCTCTGAGTCAAACAGGGTGACAAAGGCATTATTGATTGAAACTGCCATTGTTTCCTTTCCTCATGTTACAAATTTTTGGGTAAAACCTGTGTCGGTTGTCCAAGGCGGGCCGCATTGATCAGGTGACCGGCTCAAGAAGAGTTGTCGGTTGATTGGAATATAACAAAAAAGCTAGAGGGGGAAAGAGATTGGGGGACGTATGAGTCCCCCAGGTGATACGCTATCCGTACATTTCCATGAACAGACCTTCGACCTTCTCCCGGTAGGCGGGATCTGTCTTGTATCGTGGATCACCAACCATCGCATCAAGCTCGGCTCGGGTGTACTGGTTTGACTCCTGGACCGTTACATCAGGGATTGTGCGCTCACCGTATGACTCGCGGATCTTATTCAGTGCGCGAACGCCAGCTGCGGTTGATCCCAGCTTGACCATAGCTTCAACTTCATCTTCAGTCATCGCCCCTGACGATGCCATCTTGCCTAACCATTGATTGGTACTCTTGATCAGCTTGTCAGCCTTTGGCCCGAGCTTTGCTAGCTCTGCTTCAGCGTTTGTTTCCATCTGCTCAAACTGCTGCCCCATGTGCTGCATATACATACTGGTCAACGTGTTGAATTGATCTTGACTCATGCCAGCGTCTTTTGCATAAGACATGAAATCTTTGAGCATAGGGTCATCATCAGTGACCCCGTTATCCTTGAGTGAGCTGATGTCGTAGTTGCCGTCCTTCGGCGCTTTATGCTGACCCTGGGAGAACTTTGCTCGCAACTCATTGTATGACTTAGACAGACCTTCAAGATCCGGTCCATCCGAATCGTTCCAGAAATTTTCTGGCATCCAGTCTGGACGGTCGCCCCACTCAATGGCGTCGTCAGCTTGATGCTCTTCTGTTTGCTCAAGGTGTGGCATCTCTGCCGGTTGATCGGATTCTTTGCTTCCAACCTCTGGAGCTAATAGCGAACCTGACTCTTCAGCCGGTGCGTCCATGACTGCTTCATCACTCATTGGTTTCTTCCTCTTTCTAGACGACGCAAGATCTCGCGCACAATGCTGTTCTGGCCTTCACGCGCAAACCCATGTGACGGGTCTTCGCCTGGATACCAGGACGGCTGATCAATGGTCATCGATTGTAGATAAGCCAGGACTTCTGCCCCAGCCTCTGTTGAAAAACAACGAACAAAGACAATGTCTAGTTCATCTTGTGCGAGTTTGCTCTTGGCCAGACCGGAGTTATCCGCTGGCCGCATTGAATCCCATCCTTCCATTTACATTCCCTCTGGTAGTGGACCGGCTGCTGCTGCCTGTTGTGCCATCATTGCTTGCTGCATCTCTTGCATCACCATCTCTCTTTCTTCCGGTGTATTCAGCAACTCTTGCGGTACGCCCATCTTGACAGCGATATAATCAATCATTGCCTCCTGTTTTAGCGTCACGGCTGCTACTTGACCGAACTGCTGTGCAATCTGCCCGAACTGCAAGACCTTCTCCAGGTCATCCATGTTTTGAGCTTGAGCAAGTGGAGATGTTGGAACGATCTTGACCTGGAGGCCATTGACCTCTAAAGGCAAGTCAATGATCCCGCGCTCGTCCATCACAGACAATACGCGACGCACGATTGGCGTCATCGCCTCTGTGATCAATCTGCCATAGGCCGAGCCTAGGTTTTGCGACAGCTCCTTCATGCGCTGCACGATTTCGGTTGCTGACCTGGCTGACATATTGTCAGGTGGCAGGGAGTCATCAAACAGCATCTTCTTGATCGACATCACTAGGTCATTGCGCACCAGCTGCGAGACGTTGAAATCAGCACCTGTGCGTAATGGACGCAGTGATTCGCCTTGCGGTCCACCGTTACGCGCAACCGGAATGATCGCCCCAGGAATAATCTTGATCGTCTGAGGATTCAGTACACCGTCATCAGCTGCTGTATATACACCTGACACAGCAAGCGATGCGTTCTTGAGTACCAGCTCAACAACCTTGTTCAGCGTCTTGATGTCTGGCAACGCAGTGACCAACGGTCCACGTCCATAAACCTCACCTGGCACTTTCATGAACCGAGCGACGACCCAAGGTGAAACTTTCATGGTCCGATAGACTAGGTCCACTTCCTTGTGCTTCGGATGGATCAGGTGATAGCAGTATTCTTCGATCTCATCGTTGTAGACAGTCGCCTCGATTAGCTCGATCTCAGCCTCTGGCTTGCGGTCAATCTGTGCTTGTAGCTGCGGAGGGATTATTGCGTCTGGCCACTGACGCTGAATCACGTCTGCGCGGATGCGCATCTTACGATAGACGTTGTCGACCGAGCCGTATGGACCTTCCTCCAGAGAGACAAGGTATTGCGGCACAGGAGTAAATCGAACGGGGGCATCTTCATCGCCTGGCTGGATCAGCATTACAGCTGTCCCAACACAGAGGTCCATCAAGAACTCAGAGATCGCTACGTCAAAGTTTGTCTGACGAATGACGTCGAACATCTTTTCTGCATAGATCTCAAGTGCTTGCCTGATCTCAGGCTGACGATCCTTGGGGATGTCATTGCCTGGAGTCAGCGTACACCAGGCTCTGTACGGCGGGAACAATGCTGACTGAATCCGGTTGGCAAATCGTTGCGTTGAGTTGATCGCAGTTGAATCGAACACCCGAGCCATCTTGTTCTGACCAGGCGTCTTGCCTTCGTAGTGTCCTGTGTACAGGTTACGTTGCGGCAACGCGAACTCATAGCACTCTTCGTAAATGGTTCGCCAGCTTTCCTTTCGTGCGTCAGCTTTCTCCTGACGCTTCAGGATCTCGCCTGGTGTCATACGGCCCATGTCAATATCCTTTCTTCTCTACACCTTTGATAGTGCCTTTCTTCGCTGACGCATGGTAGACACCTTCGCCTTTCTTCTTGCCATACTTCTTCATCATGGCAGTCTTGATTGTTTTACCTTTCTCAGTCATTGGCATATCACGCCTCCTGTTTGTTTCGTTTAGCAAAAGCGCGGGCCTCTGCGGGTGATGAAAAACCCCAGCGTTTTAACGCTAGAGCGTATCGAGTTGGACTGCCGTCTTCGTTCTTCATCTTGGCGTTGATGCCAGAGAACCGAGCAGCAAACGATACCCGGCGACCGTCAGTGCCTTTGCGCTGCGGACGCTTGAGATCGCCACCATCCTTCGCCTCAAAGTGACGACGTCCAGCTTCAGTCAAACCGCCTTCAGGATTTTTGTGTTCCTTACGCATTACGGTACTTCCTTACTTTGGATGCAATCTTGTCTGGCTGAGGGACAGAAGAACCAACCCCACCACCTTTGCGCTTGGCGCGGGTTGTCGCTGCGTATTCCTGTGGAGACAACGCTTTGATCGCTTTCTCCGGGAGGTAACGCTCGCCTGTGTCTGAGCTGCGCTTGCCTGACTTTGTTCGCCATTTCTGTTTTGTCCACTTAAACAACGACTGCTGCGATTCTTTCACGACGTATACCCGCCACCCTTGGCTTTGTACTTCTTGGCTAGCAACTGAGCTTTCCGAGCCGACCATTTACCAGCTGGAGTGCCTTGGACGTTTGACGACTTGATCTGCTCAAACATCCGCTTACGCATCCCAGGTTGGGTATAGTTGCCGGCCTCGTTGACCTTACTCGCCACCACTCAACTTCCGAGGCAAGCCCTGTTGAGCTTGTTCACGCTCTGGTGACAACAGCGATGTCGCTGGTCTACGTCGGCGCGCTCGCAACGCGGCAGAATCATCCTGCTGACGCTTTGTTGGCTTTTCTGGTTCTGGCTCTACAACCGGCTCTGGTGCTGGTGCTGGCTTTCCGCCACCTCCTCCGAATCCCATATCATGCTCCTAGTTTAGTGGTTAGCCCCTTGCGCGCATCTTCGCGCTCGGGAGAAAGTAGTGATCGAGTTCCGCCAGTTTGACGGGCGCGTGTTTGTGCAGCTAAGCGACGCTGCTCTTCAGCTTCCTGACGGGCAACCCTGGCTTCCTGCTTTTCCTGCATCTCTTCCTGCTTTGATGTGTCTGGCGCTTTTGGAGAACCGCCGCCGAACAATCCACTCATGTATATAACCTCGCGTACATATAGTAGTCGTGACCCTCGGGGCCGTATTCCTTCATCACGCCTTCGCGCTTGAACTTCAAAAACTCTGCCCATTGCACAGCTTTTTCCCGGTCGACATCTACCACAATTTGTAGGCGACGTAAACCAATGTGTGGACCAATCTTATCAAACAATCGCCTCGCGCCGCGAGATAAAAGTGTACCGTGTTTGATTGCAACTTTTCCTGGCACCAACCACGCCTCAATGTTTGTCTGCCACTTATATTCAAACCCGTAGCACAGAGCTGGCTGCCCCTGATAAAAGATTGTCCAGGCCATCTTGCTTTCTTCTAGCGCAATCAATCTTTCTTTGAGGTCAGGCAGCGACTGCATGACCAGCTCATCATCATCTGATAGTCCAAGGGAATCTAGGTGGACCGCGCTGAATGGCAAGAATACCAGCCCATTCATGTTCACCATATCCTGCATTACCTGTGGCTCTACCATAGCGAAAAGTCCACCTGTGCTTGGTGTTGTGAACCGGCTGCTCCATATCTGCCGCCGTACCCTCTGGTCATGGCTCGATGCTCTCCGCCGCCAAGCAGCAGATACCCGAAAGCGTCCCCGACGTGCGAGTGTTCGTTTTTGTTGGGTGCGTCCCTGAATCTTTCTGTCCCTCCACCAACTGCGACTCGCTTGAAGTGATAACCACCGGCCAGGGATTTACGCAGTCGGTGACAATCTTTGTAAACCAGTAGCCCTGGCCGCTTGTCGATAAAGCGATTCATCGGCATAGCGCCCGCTTCACGACGCACCTGGAAGTCGTTCGATGCTGTCGGCCTGGCGTTCAATCCGATAGTGCGTAGATGATCAAACGCAGTCACCTCAAAGATCTCATCACGCTTCTGACCAGCAGGATCACCCCATACCAATATATCGTTTTTGCTATAATGCACATTGATCTCATTGAGGAGCATCAAACCAAACCGTTCCAAACCCATATCGTCGGTCACGATTTCCTTGAGGATATTCCAGCGACCCGATGTCAGCCTTTGCCCAAAGACCGCAGCTGGTGTCAAACCAAAGTCGAGTCCGATGTGGATCGGGAGCGTCGGGTCGACTTGAATGTCTTCTGCCGCCATGACTGAGTCATCATACTCTGGCCAGACAGGGCGGCCCTCCTGCACATACACATACTGACCGCCGGCATAGCAGCGAATCCAGTCGAGGTTCTTGCCACCGAGCTGCTGGTCATAGTAGCCAGGCGGTAGGTTCTGGATGTTCTCCGCAACCGGGTTCACCTTCCAGAACTTACCAGCTGCCGGTATGCCGCCAGGATCATCGGGTAACGTCTCGATGACGCCACCTGGCTGCTTGAAGAACTCCCACTTGTATTTGCCGCGCACTGGCTCTTTCTCTGATAGGCGATACCACCAGTGATCATCATCCATCGGGTTGGTGTCCATCCAGATACCACGCCAAGGACAACCGCCGTTTGACTTGGTCGGGAATCGACCGACGCGGTGAGTCAGACCTTGGACGACAGCTAGCGGCAACTCCCTGGCTTCGTTGACCCAAGCGCCGGTCAACTCTAGTGATAGCAGCTTCCTGACGTCCTTCGGTTGATCAAGTGCCATGAAGATCACCTCACAGTCGATGCCGTGGGCATCCCCGCGACTCGGTAAGCGTAAGTGATGACTGATCGGTGGTGACCAGCGCATCGGACCCCAGATATTCTCTGGAAACAGCTCAAGCCAGGTCTTGATGGTTGTGGTGCGCAACTCAGGGTATGAGTTACGCACGATCACGAACCGTGAGTAGCGGATACCGTCTTTTGGCGACGGTGGCTGCTTCACGGCGCGCAGCATGATCTCGGCAGCGCAGCCGTATGACTTACCCGATCCTACCGGCCCCATCAGGCCGCGCACAAACGAATCGTCGTTCAGGAAGTTCCAGGTTGTCGGCGCGGAAGAAAAATCAAGATCTAGCCCACCGACCTGATCAGAATAAGTTTTGCTGGTCGTCCTGGCTCTTCTCTTCTGGCTCGTCCTCTGGCTCTTGTCCTGGTTCTGTCGTGCCATCTTCTATCACCTCATAGGTTGTTGCTGTTGGGCCGGTCATGTTGATACCAATCACGCTGGGCCGACTATCACTATCCGCATTGGGTTCCATCAAACCGTGATGTCTTGCCAGTACGCGCAGGGCTGATAGCTTGTCATGCATCTCAACTTCAATTGCGTTGCCGTACTGGTTTGGCGTTACCTTCACTTTCTTGATTGCTTTCTGGACGTGCATGGGGATGTCGCTTGATCTAAGCAGCGCCATTGCCCCTGACTCGGTCCATTGCAGCACATCAGTAATGTTCGACGCGCCAATGGCTGCTAGCTCTTGCTTGACTGCATCTTTTTCACTATCGCTACCATACACCAGCGCCTTGCGGGCCTGGCGCGTCGTCATCTTCTTTGTCATAGCTTCCTCGCTATCTCTAGCAGCGTTGCCTCAGCTCGTAGCTCTTCCTGATACTCGATCTCCTCAAGATGATCAACCATTCTTTGGATGAACCACTTGGCCTTGTTCAGATCATCCAGCCCGCCTTTCTCCTTCCAGCGCCAGAGATACTTGATAGCTGACCCGGTAGCGTAGGCTTCAGCGCCAGACAGGTTCTGCACCGCTGCTTCAATTGCGTCGATGCACTCTAGTCCGTCACGTTGGTAGTGAGATGGGTTGATTTTATCTTTCATGCTTTCCTCCAGCGAAAGTCGAAATAATTTTGCGAGACATCCCCCCTATACAGCGCCGAGGGGGAGGGGGGCATATAGCGCCTTTTGGCGGCGGGATTTTTTTCCCACAGCCCCAGCGATTGTGCAGCGCACAAGTTTTAACATAATAAGGATTACGCGACATAACCCCTTCCGTAAGTTATTGATTTATAGGGGGTTATCAAACCTGTGGATAACTGTGCGCATTTATTGAACAGATTGATCATTTCTTGTACAGCCCTGCCCACTTCGCAACCTGATCTAGAGTCAATGGTGGAGTGCGTCCAGCCTTGAGCGCCTGGTGTACAAATGCAACGGTGTGATCCTTGACCTGATCAACCGTAACTCCTTGATTCCATAGGATTTTTGCTGCTTGATAGCTCGGTTCAGGCAGTCGATGGATGCCGCAGCTGCGCTCGACTGCGCTCCTGAACGCTTGTGCCAGAGCTTGATATTCCGTCGATTCTTTCCCCCAGACCCCCTGTCTTTTATCTATGTCTGCGTTGTCGACCTCTATCTTGCCGTCCTTCACAAAGTAGTCGACCTCAGCCACCTTCGGACGTGGCGACCAGAACTCTTCCCGGCTCGGCAGTGGGTCTTTACCTTCCCACAACACTTGATACCTGTTTGTCTTGCGACGTCCCTGCTGCACGATGTGGCCAGGATACTTCTTCGGATCTAGCTTTCGGATGTAGCCTTTATCAAGCAGCCTCCTGATGTGCCGTGACACCGTGACTCTTGCCTTGCCAATGTGCAGGGCCAGCGTCAACGTGGAAGGCCAACACACTCCAACTGCATTGGTGTGAAGACCAAGAGCAGCTAGGACATGAAGTGATGTCGGATGCAATGATTCATCCTGGACGGCGCGAGCAGGAATCACAGAGTATTTCCTGATCTTCGGCTTCTCCTTCGGGTAATACTTCTTGGGTAGGTTAGAAAGGGATTGCGTCATTGATGTCTCCATTGTCATGGTTAAACGTCACGTTCTGTACTGTCGATGTCGGGAACGCTGCTTTCAGGTTCCTGATGTCTGCCAAACTCTTTGCTTCCATCACCTCCGCAACCTCCGCCAACGTGAACACAACCGAGTCCTTCTTCATCTTGGCCGTCACCCGTTGCTGGTCAAATTCATCCGCAACAAAGTAGTAGTCACGCTCCTCGCCTTTGTGGTGTAGGTAGTAGAAGTCGTCAGGCTTATGCGACTCGCTGATCTCTGCGTCGATCATCGCCAGCCCCTTGACCAGGTTGTCAGCCAATCTCACATCCTTGGTCTGGAACCATTGCTTTCTCAAGCTGGCATACTTCTCTGCCATGCCAGGCGAACAGAGTCGACGCCAAGCATGGTGTCCCCACTTCTTATTCATCCTCGATTCAGCTGCTAATAAATTCTTTTCTGCTTCCACTTCAAATCTCCTGTGACACTCTCCGTGACAGCCGTGACACCCAAGGGTGGTGTCACGTCACGTCACGCTTCGGTGTCATGTCACGCTT